GCCTGACGGAACGGGAGGAACTGTATCAATTACAGCTGGCTCAATTTTTTATAATGGAGAAATATATACAATCCCATCGGTTACTATTTTATTGACTACCGGGCAATATGTAGTGGGAAGTATAACTACAACTTATGGAACGGCAGAAGTTTTAAAGGATGGTACAAGTACTAATGTCCAACAAATAAACCAAATAAATTTTACTGGCGGTGCAAGCGGTTCAGGTACGTTTAATCAAGCTTCATGTGAGGTAATAACGGCGGTTAACCATAATAATATTGTTAGCATTATTGATACTTGCACTAGCGGAAACATAGGATACAATAGCACTCTAACTCCACTTTGTTCATTTGTACCTTCAGCAAACAATGTAGCGAATTTAAAAATATCAGTAAGCGGGGACTTTAGTAACTCAGCAAGCAGCGGAAATACAGGGTGTTCTTTATATCTTTATGTAGGCGGTACGTTATCAGGTCATACCGATGGCTCTGCTGGCGGCACTTTAACAGGTGGCACTCTTTTAAAAACTGTTTTCTTTAGTTCCCCTCTTAATTCAGTAAACGTAAACCCGAATTTTATCACGTTGCTTAGCTATACAGGTGGCACAATGCTGACATTATTAGCAAGTTTTTCGGGAACAGTTGCGGCAGATGTTAGTTTACTAAACGGTATCGATATGATTGCAGAAGGTATTATCTGATAAAAACTATTTTATTCATTAATTCCAAAACAGCTTTATTCAAATCTTCTATTTTCTTACCATCTAAAAGAATAACAGAATTTTTATCTTCTAAATTAGATAGTTTAGGGTGTCCGTTTTCGTCTAATTCTAAATGAGATTGTTGTATTTCATGGATAGCCTCTAAACAAGACTGTACTTTATCCTGATTTAGTTTATAGAAATCAACAACTTGTTTTTTAAGCATAAATCCTAATACACTTGTGGAATTAAGTTGTTGTAATTCCTGATGAAACTGCATTAACTTTTGATTAGTTATTTCGTAAACTTTTGGCTCGTTTGATTTAACTACTTTTAGTTTTTTTCGTTTTGGATTTGACATATATTTATTTATTAGGGTTTTGTTTTAAGTAAAGTTCTACCAAGTGTCTTTGATGGCTTTCACTTAATCCATCAAAATGTTTTTTAAGAATGGTGCAAATATGCTCACTTTCTCCGCGTAGCAAACTGCTTCGCTCGGCATGAAACATCATAAAATATCTTGTCTTTAAATAGCCCCTTACACATCTTTCGCCGCTTGTTGTTTTTTTGTATTCGTTATTTGCTTTAATCATTTGCCAAATATAACAATTATTTATTTGTAAGCTACATATAAGCTATTTTCTATTTACAAAAACACTTAGTAGCTAATTTTACAACAATGAATAAGGATTTTCTATATTGTGAGAACCCGGATGCAGTTATACCAAGAATGTTCATTGACACAGGGATTGGCGGTAAAAACGCAGACGGAGAGCCGGAAATTCAAGGCAACGTATTCCTAAAGGAGTTACTTTATCTTTCCGATATAGAACACAAATCAAAAATTGAAACTTGGATTAATAGTCCGGGTGGAATTGTTGGAGAAGGTCAAAGCATTTACGCAGCTATTTTAGCAAGCAAGGCAGACGTTGATACTATATGTTACGGGTTAGCAGCAAGTATATCGGGGGTAATATTTCAAGCAGGGAAAACACGTAAAATGTTTTCTAATGCTCATTTAATGTATCACCCAGCTTATTCAACAGACGGAACGGTAGATAAAGGACTTAAAGCTGCAAACGAATCTGTTTGTATTATGATAGCCAAAAGAACAGGCAAGACCGAAGATGAGATATGGGCTATTATGAACAGGGGGAAAGCCGACGATAAAGGCACATGGATAGGCGCAGAAGAAGCTCTTGCAAATGGGTTTTGTGACGAGATTATAGATGTATCAAAAATGAACAAAAAAGATTATAACAATCTTATAAACAGAGTAAAAGAAGTAACGATTAAACCAAATAAAATGAACAAAATACTTAACAAAGCATTGGGTTTACACGAAGAAGCAAGCGAAGAAGCTGCTACCGAAGTTTTAAACATAATGAATAAAACGCATGGTGACTTGAAAAAAGAACTTCAAGACACTAAAGATGCTTATGAAAAAGCTAAGAAAGAGTTGGCAGATTTTAAAGCTGAAATGGCGGATAAAGAAGCTAAAAATAAAGCTGATGCTGAAATGAAAGCGAAATCTGAAGAAGAAGCGAAAGCAAAAACAGAAGCTGAAAGAATGGACAAGGAGTGTGACGAAGCAATGAAGAACGCAGTTACCGAAGGCAAAATTAAAAACGATGTTGAGTTGATTAAAACATACAAAGCAATGTACAAATCAAACCCCGTTGAAACAAAAGCGTTAATCGAAAAATTACCTATAAACAAACTATCTCCTTCATTCGTGCCGGACACCAAGGATGTTATTGCAGACAGCCAGGCAGAAGCCGCTGTACGTGCCGCTGGAGTTAAGCCTACCGATAACCAATGGTTCAACAAAGTAAAAGAGTATCAAATTAAAAACAAGTGTAAATAATAAATCATGGCAGAAGCATTAAACGTCACCGAAAACGTATGGAGTGGAACGGCAGCAGAATATTTTCTATTGCGCCCAGTTACCACAATGGACACATTCGAAAAAGGATGTATCTCGTTAATTAACGGGATTAAAAAGATATATACTATTGATCGTATTGAGGTATCAAACTTCATTCAGGATGCGGCGGCTACACCGACATCACAGGGTTCTATTTTAGTGGATTACAAACAACTTATCCCAAATCGTTTTGATTTGTACATGGAATTTAACCCGCATGATTTCGAGCAAACTGTTTTTGCTCCTGAGTTGCAAAAATTCCTAATGGATAGGGCGTTGCCTATCACCGCAAACAACTTTGTGTTGTTGCAATTGATGCGCAGGGTAAATCAATACTATGAGTACGCCACATGGCAATCTCGTTTAGCTTATAACCCAATAACCGGAACAGAAACGTGCCCTGCTGCATTGCAAGCGATTACCAAAGAAAATAATTTTTATTATTTCGATGGGCTGATAGAAAAATTATTGAACGATCCAAACACATTGTTAGTACCAGGTGCAGTTACACTTACCTATTCAAACATACGTTCACAAATGGATGCTTGTATTTCTTTAGTGCCACTTGCAAACATTGCTAAATACGGTGCTGATGGTTTAAAAATACTTGTGTCGATAAACACATGGTTATTATATGGTAAAGCTCTACGTGAGGATGCGTTTAAAAACCAAAACACTACCGATAAAAACCCGGATGAGTTTCAAGGTTATGACATCGAAAGATGCTCAGGTATACCTGATAACACTATTATCATGTGTATTGCAAATCCAAACCCACAAAGTTCAGAGCTTATGATTGGTGTCAATGAATTTGGTGATAAAGACAATTTGAAAATGGGACCTATCTTAAACTTCTCCGACTTATGGGCTATTCGTGCCGAGCAGAAAGTAGATGTTCAAATCGGGTTTACCGACCAAGTAGTTATTTACACAACATTAACCGCTTAAAAAAACAAATATGAAAAAAATAGTTTCAATACTTTTCTTAGTAGCTTTATTTGCTACGAATTTAATCGCACAATCAACCTCTCCACGTTGGGGTAGTGGACCTCCTACAAATGATAATACGGGAAGGGTTTTAACTTACTCTTACTTGCCAGTTGCAGTTACCTCAACAGCCGTAACGGTTTCGCCAAAAACATACAATACTACGTGTGTGGTCGCAACTGGAACAATAAGCCCAACTATTACATTTACTAATACGGGAGCTTATGCAGGAGATGTGGTAACAATAATTACAACCGCCGCAGCTTCAAATACAGTTACGTTGGCAGGCACACAACTGCATACAGCATCCACTTATACATTGGCAAGTGGAAAACAGTTTGTTATAACATTTATTTATGACGGCACTAATTATAACGAGGTAAGTCGCTCACAAGAACAATAAAAAACCATATGAAAAAACTCTTAGGATTATTATTAGTATGTAGCTTATATTGTTCGGCGCAACAACAGCGAATGACCGGCAGCTTCTTGTTTGCGAAAACAGTAAGCTATAATCATGCTTCGGCAGCAATTACATCTACCGGAACAACCACGTTGACAACGGACAATTTAAGGTCCGGTTTAATTGTAGCACCAACCGCTACAGCGACATCAACTTTTATTTTACCGACAGCAACGCAGATAGTAAATGATTTAGAATTAGATGCAGGGGCTGTAATTGAGTTTTACGTACTTAATAACACGGGTACAAATGGAACTATTACCGTTCAAGTTGGTTCAGGTATAACTGCATCAGGATTTCCTTCATCAAATACATTAACATTAGCAGGTTCTGCTACTGTTGGAGTTGCCGGGTTTAGATTAACATTCTTATCCACAACGGCAGCAACATTAACGAGAATAAATTAAAAACTACAAAATGGCAAAAAAATCAGATTTCAGTATTACAAAATCTTTGCAGGACACGCTAAAAGCAAACCCGGCAATTAAGAAAGTTTATTTTTCCGAAGAAGGAGAGCATTACTTTAAAACACACGAAGTAGATGTGCATTCGGTAGATGAAGAAACGGGCCGATCTAAAGGAGTTACCAAAGTAGTTGCATTACCACGTGTAATTCAATCGCCAGTAAAAGTAAAAACGGTTATTAATCGCATTCCTGTTTGGAAAGATAAGTTAGTAAATACTTCTTATCAACCGGTGGCTGCAGAGTTCACCCGTGAAGAAGTATTAGCAGCTAAAGCAGTTGCCGGTTCTAAAACAGAGGTGGAAAAATTAGAAATTATACGACAAGCACAAGAGTTGATGAAAGATGACGAGTTCGTTTCTAAACTTGGCAAACTTGGTGTTTCAGATAAAAAATAAATGATTAACTCGTTAGAAGAAGCAAATACACACGTTCAAAACAATGCTTACAGGGTAAGCAATAGTTTTAAGCATATTGTTGTTTTAGAAGATGGGACTATTCATAAAAGTAACGACGAGGAACATACACAATCGGTTATTGATGATAACGATTGTTTTGTAGTAAAAGGAGATTTAAAGAAAGAAGTTAAACACGAAGAATAATGGGAACTTTTCAAAGTGCATTTACATTTAATAAAAGCGTTTTAACAAATGGTTCTCAGCTACCGGGGCAAGATTATATTTCAGGACTTTTATTTTACGGAAGCGCACCTGCTTTATTTCCGGCAAGTAAAGTAAAGAATATGTTTAGCGTTCAGGATGCTATTAACGTAGGGATTACCCAAAACCACACAGACGAAACGGCTGCAAAGGCTATTATTACGCTTGTTGATACAGGTATAGCGGGGCAAACGATTAGTTATTCAGTACAAGAACCAATTAACCCATTAAATACAGCGACAAACCCTAATTTAGTTACTCTTTGTAATTATACTAAGGTTGCCGGAGACGTTTCAAGCGCAACAACATACGCCGCTAACGTGGTATTAGCTATAAACGCTAACCAAGCGGCAACAGGTGGTTATACAGCGACAAGCGCATTAGGAGTAATAACTTTAACGGCTCGTCCGGGATTAGGCGCGTATTTAAACGCAGGAGGTTTTTTAACGCAAAGCGGAACAGATACAGCCTACTCTACAATTACACAGGACTTTGGAACTGGTTCGGGTGGTGCTACTGTTGGCGTAGCTTCTAAATTAGATGTTTGGTATTATCATATTTCTGAATATTTCAGAATGAACCCAAACGGCAACTTATGGGTTGGTGTTTATGCAGATAGCGGTTATACGTTTGTAGAAATTCAAACTATTCAAATGGCTGCGCAAGGAGCTATTCGTCAAATAGGTGTTTATCGCCCTTCTCGCGCTTTAGTTACTTATGGAGTTACCGATGCAAATAGTATCAACACTATTTGCCAAACATTAGATAATAATAAAATGCCTTTGTCTGCTGTATTAGCAGAGGATATTCATGCTGTTACTGATTTAACTACTTTACCGAACTTAGCACTATTAAATGATGAATGGGTAAGTGTGAATATCAGTCAGGATGGAGCGGCACAGGGATGGACGTTATATACTACCGGAGCTGTATCTATAACAAACATTGGTGCTATCATGGGTACTATATCGGTTAATTCAGTTAGCGCAGATATAGCCCAGCCGATACCACAAAACAACATTTCAAACGGAACAGAAAACAATTTAGTTGCCTTTGCAAACAATGCGTTATTTATAAATACAATTCAAAGCATACAAACTATATTAGATAATTATCGGTATATATATACCGGTAATTATGTAGGATATGTAGGTACTTACTTCTCTGACGACCATTGTGCTATCATAAGTAACTCCAATTACGGATATATAGACCAAAATAGGGTAGAGGCTAAAATTGAAAGGTTGATTTATCAGGCTTATTTGCCTATCTTAAAATCACAGTTGCAACTAAATGCAGACGGCACTTTGTTTGCCCCATTAGTACAGGCATTGCAAAGTATCGGAAACAATACATTAAACACCAACATGGTAAATTCTGGAGAATTAAGCGCAGTATCTACCATAATTAACCCAAGACAAAATATAACCGCTCAGGGCGGGATTGTTATAACTCTTTACGAGGTCAACAATCCGATTGCAAGAACTATAACCGTAAATGTAAACAGCGTAAGCGCAATACCTTCATAATGGCACTAACATCTTTAAATAACGGAGTAAACTATGCTTGGAACAATGTTACTTGGATGTACTATACGCTTCCTGAAACATGGATCAAAAGCATTTCTTACGAAGCTAAACAAAAAACAGAATTAAATTACGGAGCAGGGCCATATCCGGTATCTGAGGCATTAGGTAATTACGAGT